GTAGTTACGGTCAGACGTGATAGGCATGGTGCCTGTTCCCTATGGTCAGGTGACGCCAAGATCGGCCATTGCGGCTTCGATGGCTTCCCCGCGAGACATTTTGCGCTTCGCTCGGTTGGACGTGTCCACACCAGATGACGGAGCGCCACGGACGGATTTGTTTCCGCCGAGGTCTTGGGCAACGGCGCGAGATTGGGAGGTCGCAAGGTCCTGCTGGGGCTCGGGTGCTTCGTAGGTGGAAGCCGGATTAATCCGAGCAGCCATATCGTAAGCAACCTCAAGCCGCTCACGGTGGCCCAGGCTAGACGGTATCCTATCAGATTGCAGGAAGAACGCAATATCCCGCTCAAGTTCATTGTATCGCGGGTGGCTAGCCTTGAATGGCTCAATCACGGTGTCACGCAAGTGTTCAGCCTGTTGCTGCTGAAGCGCGGTCTGTAACTGAGCGATACGTGGATCTTCAGGTGCCTTAGGTTGCTGGCGAGGCTGCTGCGGCATGTATGCTTCGGGCGACTGGGAAATATGCTGCGCCAAGGCCTGCGGGTTCACGCCATAAGCGCTGAGGATCTGTCCGATCGCCTGCGTGGGGTCCATCTGCATGTTGTCGAGCAACTGCTTGAAGCCCTGTGACGGGTTATCGCGCAGGGTTTGCTCCATGCCGATATAGCGTTCGAGCGCTTCGGGTAGTGTGGTGCCGGTCTGCTGCGCCATCTGGTGGTACTTCACCAAAGGCTGGATGAACTCGCGAGCGCCAGAGACTTCAGCCTCATGTTCCTTGACGATGCGGGCGAAGTCCACCTTGACCTCACCAGGGACATTCGCCCACTTTTCCTTCGCGGTCGGCAACAGCTTCTCAGGCGGCGGCGTCTGGTTGATCTCGTAGCGGCGGCGCTGCTCGGGCGTCATCGCGGCAAGCTTGGCCTGGCGCTCTGCTTCGGTCAGCTCCTTGGGCGCCGCAGGCTTGGGTGCCGGCTCGTCCTTGGCCTTCTCCTCGGGCTCTGCCTTTGGCTCGGCCTTCTCGTCGCCTTCCTTGGCCTCTTCCTCAGGCTTGGCAGTCTTTTCCACGTCCTCGGCAGCGCGCTTGATGGCGTCCAAGCGGCTCTCGGGCTTCTTGGCCTCCTCCTTATCCTCAGCAGGCTCCTTATGCTCGTTCTGGCCGGGATCGACCGGCTTGCCGGTATCCAGCTGCGTGGAAAGCTCGGGGGCTTCGGGCTCGGCCAGCGAGAGGCTATCGAAGTCTGCCATGGTCAAAGGTCTCCTAAGGCGCGCTTGACGGCTTCAATGGCCTTCGCCTTGTCGCGCGTGGGGCGGGTGAACTTGCTGGTGTCCTCATTGCCCACGCATTCGTAGCGGACGCCCTGTGGGTTCCCGTCTGCGCGGTAGCTGGCGTAAAGGGCGGACTTGCTCTCGTAAGTCTTGCCATCGGCCATCGACCGCACGGCATCGATGTGGTCGGACATGATGACCAGACCGGAGGAAGTGTTCTCCCCCCGGTCCAGCTTGCGATGATAGCTTTTGCCATCATCGAATTTGAACCAGGCAAAGCCGTCCAGTTCGCCAGTGACGTGCGATTTGGTCGGCTCGACGTGGATCAATTCAGCCATAATCAGGCTTCCTTTTCGCGCTTCTCGGCCAGCTTCTGTTCGGCCTTTTCATCGCGGTAGGAGGCATGACTGCCGGCAGGGTTATTCGCGTCGAGCGACGCCTTGACCTGTTCGGTGGTGAGGTCGTCGGAGGTCGCCATGCGCTCATTGCTGGTAGCTGCATCGGTCGCAAACTCCGGGTCCTTGTCAGCCATGATCTTCAGCGCCTCTTCCTGCTTCTCACGAAGCTCGCGAGCTTCCGCGCTTTCCTTGCGGTTCGTCATGTCGTTCTCCTTACGAAGCGATTTGGGCGGCGAACTCGTTCACCACTGCAGGGACGATCCCTGCCTCGATCAGTGATCGCTTGTTCACTGAGTGCGAGACGATCGAAGCGGCCATGATGACCGATGCGCGGGGGACAATGCCGACTTCGCGTAGACGTGCGGCGTTACCCACGCTGGCAGTGATCTGGGCCGCCAATTCACGGGCGAGCCGAACAGGAACGCCGCGCTCAATGAACGGCATGGCTTTACCGGTGGCCATCAGACATCACTCCTAGCTACTGCAATCAGGGAAAAGCGGGTGCCGACGACGGAGGCCGCGAAGAGGTTGAACACAGCCCCAAGCAACAGGGTGGCCAAATTCTGCGGCACGGTCTGCGAGCGCCACACGCGCACCACACAACCGGTGTAGTTGTTCTGAGCGTCCTGGACCCAAAACTGCACCTTGAAGACACCAGGCTGTGCGTTGGCTGAAGTATCGCCGCCGATCTCGGTGCAGACGATGCCAGGCTCGCTGGCGAAGGCGCGCGTAAAAGTAACGGTCGCGGTATTGCCGGCACTGACTGTAGCGTAAGTGGTGCTGGTGAGTCGCGGGTGCTGGTGATCTTCTAGAGCGAAACGACCAGTCTGCTGCCCCACGGCGGCGCCCGTCTTTTCAGACATAGGCGCAGCATTCGCCGGCTGCGGGATCATCAGGCTTTGTGCCGTGACGGGAGGATAGGCCACGTCCGCCATCAGAACGTCTCCATGATGCCCAGCGTCTGCGCTGCAGTGGGGGATGTGGCAAACACGGCAGCGGTGGTCTGCATGGTCACCGACGCACCGACAGTGCCCGCCAGGAAAAAGCCGGTAGTCAAGCCGGTGGTGACGGCTGTCGCGGTGAAATACACCGGCTGCGTGCCTGTGATGTTGGTGATCGTGACTGATCGCCTGCCCGAACGTGCCGCAACGACCTGCAGGGATGTGGCCGGGGAAAGGGAGGAAGACGCCTGAGAGGTGGCGAACGCGCCTGACCCCACTGACCGCTCATAAGTAGGGTTGGCCAAGCTGCCCTGTGGGTTCCCGCTGGCATCGCTCGCTGCGCCGATAACCCGGCCAGAGCCATCTACCGGCGTGAATGGTGTCGCCTTAGGCATCAGTCGTCCCCTTGGGTCATGGCTTGCTTCTCGGCAAAGGTCTGCTGCCGGTCGGTGTTCTGTTCGGTGAAGTCCTGCTGGCGGTCAGCGCGCTCATGCTCGGCGGAACGGAACTGCGCGTCCTGCTGCTGACCTTCGACAGCCATGGCCTGATCAACCTGACGCGCCTGCGCTTGATCTGCCGCCGTGTACTCGGACAGCTGCTGCTTGCGCTCATCCAGACCGATGGAAGCAAGGATCTTGGCGGTCTGAGCGGTGAGGTTGTCGATCTCAGCCTGCTGCTTCTGCTGAGCCTGCCGCGCCTTCGTGTCGGCATCGGCGATCTGCAGCTTTAGCTTCTCGTTCTCATGCTGCGCCTTACGCTCGGCATCCTGTGCCTGCTGCTGCAACTGGGCGAACTTGAGCTGGCTATTTGCCTGATCAAGCTGGGCCTTGGCCTGCACGCCCGCCATAGCCGCCTGTGCCTTGACACCTTCAGCCTCGGCCAGCTTTTTGTTCGCCTCGGCAAGACCGCCATCGTCCTCGCCGCCCTGCTGCTGAGCCATCTTGGCGGCGATTTCAGGTGCCTGCTCAATCAGCTCATCAAGCGTGGACTGGATCTGGCGGTTGCCCTGCGTGTACGGCTGCAGCGTACGCTCCAAGATGGCAACAGCGAGCTTCACGCCGGGTTCACCAATCTGGAACAGCGGCAACATCGAGCCGATCGCGCCACTGAACGCGGCAAGCAGTTCGTTGCACATCTGCTTTTCGGCAAGCTCGTCACTCAAGACCGTGCTGTCGGTCTCGATGTCGATGGCCAAGCTGCGAGCGCGCTTATCCTTGATGACCTCCATGACCATTTCGACGGTCACAGTCTGCTGTAGAGCCTGAAGCTTCTCAGCCCACTTCTGAGCAATCTGCTGCAATGCCTGCTGTGCGGCCTGCTCGGCTTCTGGCGGCACTTCCTGACCGGCCTGTTGGGCCTTGGCTGCTTCTTCCTTGACCTTGGCTGTCAGCGCTTCCGCCTCGGTCTTGGCGGCTTTCTTGATGCCCTCAATGTCCTTGGTGACATCGGCCTTCGACGGTAGATCCATCTGGGCGATTTCCAGCAGATCATCCTTGCTGAAGTTGTCGCACACGATCTCGACAGCGATGCGCGCAGTGTCGCGAGACACGCGGACTACCTCGTCCACCTTGTCGCGGACCCGCACGCTGCCGTACTGGCTCTTGAGGCGTTGAGCGCCAAGGGTCTCTTCCGCCTCGGTCTCGCCGCGCATGATGTCCGATATGCCAGACAGGCGATCGAAGTCAGCGAACAGCTGGTTGCGGGCCTCGATAAGGCCTTGGATGGCGGTGGCGATCTCTACTAGCGGCAGCCACTGCACGAAGTTGCCAGCGCCGCCAGACGCCATCAAGGCAGCGCCAGGCACCGGCACGATCGTCATTGCCTCAGTGCTGGATAGGGCCACCTGCACGGCCTCGGCCACATCGCCGCCACCTGCGACCAGACCCATCATGCGGATCTGCTGCAATAGCGTGTAGATTTTGTCGGTGCAGGTGTTGATCTGCCCGATGTGCTGCTCATAACGACGATAATCAGGGATCGGCACCAACGTGCGCCGACGCACCGTTCCATAAGCTGGGCGGGGGCTCGAGAAGAAGTCCCGCGTGGTGATGAACGGCTCGCTCTCGTCGAGCATCACGTCCACGCCCTCAGTGACCCAGTACACCCGGTTGTCGGTCTTGCTCCAGACCTCCCACACCGGCGCCTTGGTCACCTCGCTGCGGTTGCCCTCGTCATCGTTGGCGGTACGCGAGACGAAGCCGGCTTGCTTGTATGCATCGCCGGAATGCTTGCCGAACCGCTCCTTCATCTCGGGTTCGGTCAACCAAGCGCAGAATGCTTCCCAGCCCATCTCGCGCCAGTAACGCACCGGATCATGGCGATAGTCGAGCCGGTCAACGTGATCGACGCAGACGTGCTTGTCGCCGTCATTGCTCTCGTATGTGACCCGAAGGACGCCGCGATTGAGAAGCGCTAGATCGTCCCGCAAGTCCTTTAGGTGCGTGTCGATGTTGGACCGCTCGAACTCACTGTTCACGACGCGTTCGATGATTTCAGCAGCTACCTTGTCGGCAGGCGATGCGTCGGAGTAGCGGGGCTTGGCAACTACCTTGGGAGGCTTGGCGTAGATCGCTGGCTTAAGCACCTCCATGGACGCCCAGAACGTGTCATAGGCGTTGTCGGACATGCCTAGATCGCTGACACGGCCATCCAGCACCAGCTTGGCCGAATAGATGCTGTCGATGCGGTTGCACTCATCGTGATAGGCGCGAAAGGCCTTCTCGGACTGGCGCAGGGCATCAAGCACGGGGCCGCTGTTGTTCGGCTCTGCCTTGTCCTTGAGCGATGCGCCACGCTCGTCTTGGAGATATGGAGCGTCAGTCATGCGAGCGCCGGCACAGCAACACGACCAAGGTTGGCGTATGCGCCTTCCTCGATCTTGGGCGTGACTTTCTCAGGCTTCACGTACGCCTTGCGCCAAGTCATCGAAAGGTAGCGAAACGCGTCTGCCAAGTGCGAGGCCCAATTGTGCAGCGGGTTCGCCTTGAACATCTTCTTGTCGTCGTCCCACTCGCGCTGGTACATTTCGAGGGCAGCGATACCCAGTTCCTCGCAGCGCTCATGGAATACACACAGGGGCAGGGTGCGGCGTGCAGCGTTGATGCCGTCCAGTAGGCCAGCTTGTGGCACCACCTCGGGTTTCAGGCCCATCGCCTGCATAGTCTCGACACGGGTGCGGCCCGTGCCCCACTCCTTCACACGGGCATCATGCGGCACGTAGTCGGTGCCGTGCTGCCAATTGCGCTCAGCGTACAGCTTCTCAATGTGGTCGGCGTAGTGATCCACGCCAACACCGTTGGTGGTGTAGCAATCCAGGATGAAGAGCTGAGCGCCCACCACTTGGAAGAACCATATAGACGTGTCATCGCGAACGCCGATGTCCCAAGCGCGATGGACTGGCAGATCCTCGATCGCGTCAAGGTCGGGAACGATGCGGCCCTCTGCGCGGACTGCCGACATCTCGCGGCCATAGAAGGCACCAAGAATGGCCGCATTGAAGCTGCAGAGGTATTCCTGCTCGAACTGAGCGCGCCCCATGTCCTCGCCGTACAAGGCGATGTACTCGGCCAGACTTTCCTCAATCTGCTCAGCAGACAGGGCGCCGGTGGAATGCACGTCGCTGATCTCAGCGAACCACTTGGGATTGTTCTTCGCCATGTCGTACATGGACTTGGCGTGGTTGCGCCCGCGCGGCGTGGTGATGAACATGGCCCAGCCATTGTTCTCTTCCAGCATCGGGCGATGATATGCCCAAGCCGATGGGTTCGCGAGCGCCCACTCGGAATAGGTGATACCAGCCACACCAGCGCCAACCGTGGCATCGTAACGATCGGAGCCAATCATCTGCCACGTCGAGCCGCACTTGAGACGCACGAACATCTCGTTGTCGTTCATACTGTCGATGATCTCGGGGGGGAATGCCTCGAACAGCCGGCGCTTGCCGGTGTGTGCGTTGACGCCACTCCATAGCGCTTTGCGCGCCTGGCCGTATTCAGGAAGGCAGTGCCAGTACGAGCCGACACGACGATGAGCCAACTCACACGTCACGTGCAGCGCCATCTCATCCTTGCCCCAGCGACGATGGGCAATCTCTATGGCTCGCGCGCCAGGCGTGTTGAGCATGTAGCTGTGCAAAGGCTGCTGATACCAGCGAACGCGGCGCTCAATCTGCATCGCCGGGCCTACGCTCATAGACGGTCACGAATGAAATGGGCGTACCATCTGGATTTTCGTGACCGTGATCGACCTTATCGCGCCAATCGTCCTTGAACCGGTTCTTCATATTGAAAATGAAGCTGGTAGCGTTGAAGCCCTCAGTGCCGCCGAACGTAGCTTTACGGCCCTGCCTCTCCCACCATGCCTGAGCCTTTTGGAGGCCTCGGCTTACGGCGCGAGAAAATTCTTCATGTTGCTCGATCCAATCATTGATTGTGGCGCGATCGACATCGCAGGCTTCGGCCATCGAGGCCAGAGTATCGCCCTCTTCGCCGCACTTGATAACAAGCTCGCAGAATTCAGGCTTATACTTGGAGGGACGGCCAACCATGGCAGTCCATCTACACCTTATCGAAACGCTCTGGCATATGACATAATTCGAATTGTCAACTAGCCAGCGATAGCCTTGGCAAAGCTCGAAACACCGTGCGAATGGGCACATGTAGTTCGCGCGCAATACGGGACTTATTCACCCGCTCCCCGTTCGCGCGCATCTCTGCCGCTCGCATAACAATGCGCTGACGCTGAATGGCTGGTCTACCTCTGGCCATGCTATCCCTCCTTCAGCTTGCGGATCTGTGAGGCGATGCGCTTGGCTGTTTCATCGGCACCGCGATCCCAAGGCGAGCCTGGCTGCCAGTCGTCTTTGAGCCCATCCTTGGGGATCATGACGTAAGAGGGGACCCAACCAGCATCAGCCACCTCAGCCGCCTCATCGATCGCTCTCTCGCGGGCTGCTTGGCGGACCTTTGTGGCGAACCGGTCGATCAGAACGGAAGCGTTGCCGCAGCCTTGATTTCCCAGCACGATAGCGTCAGCCAGCGCGCACACTTCAGGATCCGTGACGGCATCAATGTCTTCATTCGTGATCTCGCTCACCGCTTGTCCCCTTGGTCTTTGGTGGTGGGTGGTTCGGGGAGATCGCGAACGGTGATGCGCCAGCCAAACCCAAGCGGCAGCACAGTGTCGTAACCGTATCGCTCGCTGAACAAAGCGAAGCACCACGGCGCCTTCAGTGCGTACATCCGCCGGCGAAAACGAAAGACGATCTGGCCGTACCGAGGGCTCGCCCGAAAGCGCACGTAGCGCGGTTGCCACTCAGCCATGGTGTGGGGTGCTTTCGTTGGGGGTGGTGCGGGTGCGGTAAATCGCGAGGCCATCGCGCACCCAGCGGCGTACATAGAACTCGCAGCCCATCATCAGGCCGACGCCGTTCGTCATGCCCAGATGCGTAGCGCGCTTCTTGCAGCCGCAACGGCATTGGCGGCGACTGCGAGGCTCAACGCCCTGCAGATACCGCTCGTGGTGATGGATGGAGCCCCATGCGCCGAAGTCACTCACCTTGCAAAGTTCCCTGCGCCAAGCTGATGCCAAGGAACTTCTCGACCTTCGCGCGCTTGGCGCCCATCACCCGGCTGTCGGGAACAAGGGGCACGTCAGGCAGCAAACCATCTTCGACGAGCCAATCCAGCATCGCGTAGAGATCATGGAACTCTTCGATGATGCGCTCGCCATTCGTCAGATCCTGGTCAGCCTGAACTTCCGTCAGCCCAAAGCGCAGGGCCTTCGTGACGCGATGACCAACCTCCATCGCCTCTTCGGCAGCGATCGTCATCAAGTGCTCGTCGTGGGTCACGCCGTCTCTCCTCTTGTCGAAGGCTCAGCCTCACGCACGACAAGCTCAAGCACTCGCCCATCGGACGCGGTGAAGCTCATCGTGCTGGATATCTCGATGCCGGTGGCAGATCCGACCCACTGCCGCTTCTGGGAGACGGCAACCATGCGATCACCGATCAGGTCACCAAGCATCTCCATGGTCGTGCGCGGCTTCTTGCGCTGAGCCCAGATTGCACCAAACATGAGGCCCCACCCGAAAACCGAGATTGCCCCGAAGAACTCAGCCATGGTGCGTCTCTCCTCTTGTGGTCAGGCCTGCTTGGGTGGGATGCTCGTCGCGATACGTGCCGTCAGCCAGCTTGCGGTCGCGCATGCGCAGAGCCGCAGCGATGACTTGGTTCTCGATGTGATCGATCGGCTTGAGGCCATCGGGTGTCTCAAGGCAGACATCGGGGTCGGCTCCCATCACCGTGACCTCATGGCCGTAGCTTTCGCGAAATAGGTTCAGCGACGCGACGTGATGGAAAGGGCCTGCGCCAAGCTTGCTGTTCATCGTTCGGTTACTTTGATGCCTGCTTGGGTGGTGGAGAAGGTGGCGCCACCGACAACTGCCATGCTGGTGCTGGCCAGCAGTTCCCCCAGCGGGGAGCCGACAACGTAAGGTTCCCCCTTTAGGGGGAGGGGTGTGTTATCGGAGGTCATCGGTAGTGGTCTCCGGAGGTCATCGGAAAAATGGCTTAGGTGTGTGTTGTCGGAGGTCATCGGAGTGGTCGTCGGAGGTCTCCGGTAGGTCATCGGCATTTCAGGCCTCCCCGCCAAAATCGGTCATCGGAGGGTCATCGGAGGTCATCGGAGCCGCTGTCGGGAGCTCGACACCGACTTCGCGGATGCCGTGAACCGACTTGCCCTCACCCTTCGCGACCCACAGATAGCCTCGCTCGATTGCCTTGATCCGGAAGAGCCGATCCATGGCTTCAGTCAGCTGCTCCTTGGTGCAGCCACGGGCCTCAGGCATGCTCTGGAAGACCTTGGGGGCATAGGTAGAGGAAGCGAGCTCTGAGACGGCCCTACGCTCGCCCAGACGCTGTCTGAGGCATGCCAGGAAGCAATCATTCTCGAAGTTGGCGCGGCCGACCTGGCGCAGCTGACTGGCGACGCTCTCAGGAAGATCCTCGTCCCGCGTGAAGGCCCATTCGTGCCAGCGGAAGTTGATCTCCTCGCCTTTCTTGCCGTAGTTGGCTTTGGACTTACGGAGCAGCCGTCCATCATCGCCAAGGTAGTTGCCCTCGGCGTCCTTCTGAGCCCAGTCGAGGAACAGACGATTGCGCACGTGCGCGCTCCAACCCGTCGAGCCCGAATACTCGTTGCCCTGCTTGTTGCCTTGGGCGTGCTGCTTGTTGGGGTGGGCGAGCAGGACGACGGCGCCGTTGACGATCTCGGACAGGCGTTCGAGCAAGCCCAGGAACGTCGCCACGTCGTGCCGCGCGTTCTCGTTGCCGGTGAAGAAGTGCGCGGCGTTGTCGAGGAAGATCAGGCCGGCGCCGAACGCCGTGACGGTCTGCTCGATCTGCCGATAGCGATCCGTGACGCTGATGCGGCCTTGAGCGTCGAACAAGGCGAGCTCGTTGCCCAGATGTCCTTTGAGCGACACCAGGAGCAGCCGTCCCTCGAGGTCGGCCATGGTGATGCCGAGCGTGCGGTTGATGTCCTCCTGACGGCGCCAGAGCTCGTCGATCGGATCCTCGCAAGTGATGTAGACTGACGGCGTGGTGGCGATCTCGAGGCCCAGGAAGGTGAGACCCAGCGCCGCGCACGTGGCCATCTGCTGCGCGAGCAGTGACTTGCCGACGCCCTCTTGCCCGCTGAGTAGCCCGCAAGCGCCTCGCACGATCCAACCAGGAATGACGAAGTCGCGTTCCGGCGCCTTGCTGTTCGACCAGTCGGACAGGTCGGCAATGCCAGGCAAGGTCTCGAGAGCGCCGTCGCTCTGCGCGGGGTGCGAAGCTGCCGCCGGGGCGCTGTCCTCTGCCACTTCGCCCTGCATCCAATCCGGCATCTCATCGTAGCCCGGCGCTTCGTTCAGCCACTCGGGCGGTTCCGGCTGATGCAGATAGACAACGTTCTCGGCGCGCTTCTCCTGTCCTAGGACGCGGTAAGCCGCCTTGTGGTCGCCGCCGTGCTTGTAGTGGACGTACAGGTCATAGGCGTCGCCAAAGCAGCCCTCCTTGAAGGTGGTGCCGACGCCAGCGGACACGTCCGACTGCGAGAGCGACACCCACTTGGAGCCAATGACTCGGGTGGCGTATGTCTCGCCCGTCTGGTGCGGTGAACGCCAATCTTCGGCATGCTGCGGCGATTGCTCGTAGCCGCATAGCTCGAGCATCGATGCGACGCTGTTGCCGGCGTTGAAGTCCTCCATGAGCGAGGCGCCATCGCCGCGCGGCTTGTTCGCGCGCCGTGCCTCGGCTTCCCGGCGGATGCTGTCGCGGATCCGCTCGTCCTCAAGGCGGCGGCGCCTTATGGCCGCAATGCCTTCTGCGATCGGACCCGCCTCGATCGACAAGCCAGGTGCTTCCACACCCGTGGTCATGGTGACGTAGTGCAAGGGCTGGCCATCCTCGCCGCGCAGCGCCGTACCCGACTTGGCGTGCTCGAGCGGAACATTGGGCAGGAACACAGGCTGGGCGGCTCGAGCGAGCGCATGGTCCATCTCGAGCCCACGCG